AAATTTATGGTGTCGATGTAACTTATATACCTAGGAAATTTGTAAAGAGAGATTTAATTTTTACGGAAATTCAGTCTTCAAAGTTTGATGATAATTATACCATAGAGGCATATGTGAATACTTATGAAGGGTATTCTGGTGCTGGTGATTTAATGACTAAGTTTGGAGTTTCAATTAAAGATGAGTTAACGGTAACAATATCAAAAGAAAGATTTGAAGACTTTATATCACCATTTTTAGAGGCGGAAAGTGATTCTGAAATTGTGCTTTCATCACGTCCAAGAGAGGGAGATTTAATATATTTTCCATTTGGACAAAGGTTATTTGAAGTAAAATTTGTAGAGCATGAACAACCCTTTTATCAATTAGGAAAAACATATGTTTATGAATTAAAGTGTGAATTATTTGAATATGAAGATGAGGTTGTTAAAACTTCTGTTGATGAGATCGATTCTCAACTCGAAAAAGAGGGGTTTATTACAACTTTAAATTTGATTGGAGTTGGAATAACTGCAACGGCATCGGCAATAATTGATAGCGGATATGTGCGTAAAATTTTCTTAAATAATGATGGTAGTGGATATACCTCTACACCATCAATAACTTTTTCTGCATCTCCAGCAACTGGTGGCACAGCGACTGCAGTAGCAATAACAACTTCACGAGCAGGAGTTAGATCAATACATGAAATTTTATTGACTAAACCTGGATTTGGATATACTACCGCTCCAACTATTTCCATAACTGGTGGAGGAGGCGTAGGGGGTGCTGCAACTTGTTCAATAGAAAAGATTCAAAAAGGAGTTGTATCCGTTATAATTAACAGTGGTGGTGCTGGATATTCTACCGCCCCGTCTGTATCTATTGAAGGTCCAACAGCAGGAGCTACTGCAACAGCAACAATAGGCGCTGGAGGAACAATAACAGCACTAACAATTACTAATCCAGGAATTGAATATATTGGAGTTCCATTAGTCAGTGTAAGTTCTCCTGGAATAGGAACAACAGCAATTGTTACGGCAACAATATCCGGTGTTGGAACAGTAAGTTCATTAACAATCACAAATCCAGGATCTGGATATACTGTTGCACCAACTATTACTATTTCTAATATAGATGCTATTAAAAATCCCTCCTTTGAACGTGCTGTTGGTGTGACCGGAATATCAACTAATAACGCTGTAAATATAATAAGAATAAGAAATCCAGGTATTGGATATACAGTTGCACCATCTATTACAATTGCAAATCCTCCTGTAATTTCAGGAATCGGAGCATTTGAATTTAATGAAATCATTACGGGATCAATCACAGGATCAACCGGAATTGTTAAAGAGTGGGATTCCATAACGAATAAACTTAAAATTTCTATGGTTAAAGGATTATTTGCTGCAGGAGAGGTTCTCGTTGGATCTTCCTCTTCGGCAGTGTATTCTATTAAGTCCTATGATAAAAGGGACATTTACGATAAATATAGTCAAAATGATGAAATAGAAGAAGCAGCAGACTTAATTGTTGATTTTTCAGAATCTAATCCATTTGGTGTATTTTAATGTTAGGAACTTATTTTTATCACGAAATTATAAGAAAAACTGTTGTTTCTTTTGGAACAATTTTTAATCAAATTTATATAAAACACAAAAATGAGTCTAATCAATCCACGGACGAAATGAGAGTTCCTCTTGCCTATGGTCCAATACAAAAGTTCTTGGCTAGAATTGAACAACAAGCGGAATTAAATAAACCCATACAAATTACTCTACCAAGAATGTCTTTTGAAATGAATTCAATACAATATGATGCAAGCAGAAAGACTTCAATAACTCAAACTTTTAATGCTGTAGATAAAAGTAGTAATAAGGTTAAGAAAGTTTTTATGCCAGTTCCATATAATTTGGGATTTGAATTAAATATCCTTACAAAATTAAATGATGATGCTTTACAGATAATTGAACAAATTTTACCATTTTTTCAACCTTCATTCAATATTACAGTTGATTTAGTAAATTCAATTGGAGAAAAAAGAGATCTACCCGTTGTTTTAGAAAGTATTTCCTTTCAGGACGATTATGAGGGAGATTTTGCAACTAGAAGAGCATTAATTTATACTTTACAATTTTCTGTTAAGACATATCTATTTGGACCTATTGCAGACAGCACAGATGGACTAATTAAAAAAGTTCAAGTTGATTATTATTCGGATACAAACACTACAACCGCCAAGAGACAAGTTAGATATGTTGCAACTCCTTTAGCGAAAAAAGATTATAATGACGATAATTCTTCTACACTAAATGAAGATTTGAACAATCAAGAAACTTTAGTAGGAGTTACTTCTACAACATTTCTTTCTGTTGGAAATAGAATTATTATAGATAAAGAAATTATGAAGATTAAATCAATTGATTCAAATATTCTCACCGTCGTAAGAGGATATAATAATACTTCTGCAACTACACATTCTAATGGCGCATCAATAGATGTTCTTAGTGAGGCAGACAATATCGCTATTATTCCAGGAGATGATTTTGGATTTAGTGATGACACCTTCTTCTTCCAAGATGGTGGAGATTTTAGTCCAACAAGAAAAATTGATCTGATGTAAAATGAATGAAAAATTTAATTCTATTAGTGAATCTTTAAATACTGAAACTAGTATTATAAGTGTTGATGTAGAAAAATCTACTGATATTATTGAAACTCAAAAAAATTTATCTCCACACGACTTACAAAAAGATTATCAATATACAAGAGCTAACTTATATTCTTTGATTGAGAAAGGTCAAGAAGCTCTAAATGGAATTATGGAATTGGCTGCCGAAAGTGATAGTCCAAGAGCATATGAAGTTGCAGGACAAATCATAAAAAGTGTTGGAGACACCACTGATAAATTACTAGATTTACAAAAAAAATTAAAAGAGATGGAAGAAAATAATACGAAACAATCAACTGGTAATGTGACTAATAACGCAGTATTTGTAGGATCTACTTCTGAATTATCAAAATTACTTAAACAAGGTTTTCTAAATAGTAAGGAGTAATATTTTTTTCAATGAGTTGGTCTAACAAATATAAAAGATCAATAAACTGTGATAATCCTAACGGATTTTCTCAAAAAGCTCATTGTGCTGCTCGTAAAAAAAGAGCAAAGGGCGAAGAAACTAAATCAAAATCACCTTTCAATGAAATGAATAATCCTCGTATTCCAAAGAAACCAGGACAACCAGATAAGTCTGATAAACACTCTGATCTCTATACAGATGAAGATCCAAAAGGAACAATTCACGGATTGGGATTTAAGGATGTTTCAACCGCAAAAGAAAGTGTTTCTAAAATAAAAAATTCTGGAAGATCTCACGCTCATAAAATTCAAGCAGCAATTGCGATGGAACAAAGGGCAAAGGTATCGGGAAAAACTTCAGAGGCTGCAGTGTATAGAAAATTTATTAACTCAATGAAAAAGAAAACAGAAGAAATGAATGAGGAAAAAAATAAGTGTAAACCAGGAAACTATTATTGTTTTACAGATAAAAAATGCAAACCAATTCCTTTTGGATATATGGTAGGTCGTGATGGTATGCTTGATAAAGAAGATGATTCTGAAGGCAATGGTTCTAATGGAAATGGTTCTAGTATATCTGAGGAAGGTTTACGTGACTGGTTTGGTAAGTCTAAATCAAAGGATGGTAAAGGTGGATGGGTTAATGTTGTAACAGGTGGAACTTGTGCAAGTGATGAACCAGGAGAAGGAACTCCTAAGTGCGTCTCTTCTGCAAAAAGAGCAAGCATGACGAAGGCAGAAAGACTATCTGCTGCAAGAAGAAAAAAGGCAGCAGATCCTGGACAACAGGCAAAAACTGGTGCCGCAAAACCAACTTATGTTTCAACTGACTCATCTAAAAAGAAAACACGTAAAGAAGATATAAACTTATCTGATTATTTTGAATTAACAAATAATATAATTTTAACTCATAAAGTAGGACAAGATTTACAATATAATTTAATTGAAAAAAATAATTGTAATAATACTAAAAAGGGTATTAATTGCCCATGTCACGGAAAAGAGAGGTGCCCAGTGGTGTTAGAATCAAAAGATCACGAGTATTCTATGGCTCGCTCAGAATTATCTACAATAATCAGTGCTGCTAAAAAACTAAAGAAAAAAATGGCAAAAGGTGAAGGAAATATAGAGGCATGGGTTCAATCAAAAATTACCAAAGCTGCTGATTATATAGATAGTGCAGCAGATTACGTTGATAGTGGAGAAATGAACGAAGAAGCAGATAAAAAAGGTAAAGGAAGCGGCACAAAAGACGCTTGCTACCATAAAGTCAAGTCAAGATATAGCGTCTGGCCCTCTGCATATGCCTCTGGAGCACTGGTAAAGTGTCGTAAGGTAGGTGCTGCTAACTGGGGCAATAAATCAGAATCACTCAATCCCTCTTACGAAGAATTTATTGAAGAGGGATTGAGAAAAAGACTTGCTGCTGGTGCATTAGCTGCCGCTGCTGCAGTTGGATCTGGAGGAGCGGCAAAAGCAGATCATCATAGTGGTGAGATTCATGTTCGGCATGGTTCTACTGCTGCAACTGCAACTGATAAATCTGTATCAAGTGCAGTTGATAAAGCACTTGCAAATAAAGGAAGCACTCATTCTGCATCTGATGAGAAGGGCAAAACTGGAACAACCGTTTCAGGAAAGTATGAGTATTCTGCTTCTGGCGGTCCAGATAATAAAAAAGCAACAGATTCTCATAAACCAAAACCAGGAGAAGGTTCTCGTAAACGTGGTAAGCATGATCCATCAAGGGGGGCAGCACCTCCAGTTCATTCTACAACACACAGTCCTGAGCGAGATCGGGCTCAGCATGGTGATAGGGGTAGTAATGGTGATAGGGGTAGTAATGGTGATAGGGGTAGTAATGGTGATAGGGGTAGTAATGGTGGGGGAAGAACTACCTTCCGAATGAATTATGCTCCTTCTTTTGGAGAATTTATTGCAGATAGTAGAACATATACTGAGTTCATTAACATCATTAAATCTGAGGAAGTATCAGAGGCAGCAAAAAAGTGTTGGCCAGGATATGAGAAAAAAGGAACTCAAAAACTATTTGGAAAAACTTATAATCGTTGTGTTAAAAAAGAACAACTTTCTAATTGGAGATCTGAATTAGGAATATTAGAATTACTGGAAGATTGGCAGTCAAAAAATCGTAAAGATGGTGTTGATGGATTAAGTCAATCAACGGTAGATGCTTATCGTCGTGAAAATCCAGGATCAAAACTTCAAACAGCAGTAACCGAAAAAAAGCCTACTGGCAAAAGGGCTGAACGTCGTAAGTCCTTTTGCCGCAGAATGAAAGGTATGAAATCTAAATTAACTTCTGCAAAAACTGCAAGAGATCCAGATTCAAGAATTAACAAAGCTCTTCGTCGCTGGAATTGTAACTAAAAAAATTACTTTACATTATGAACTCAAAAAGGGAGTATGAATATGTCTAATGATGTTTATTTGGGCAATCCTTTGCTCAAAAAAGCAAATACTCCAATAGAATTTACGGAAGATCAAATTATTGAGTTTTTAAAGTGTAAGGAAGACCCTGTATATTTTTCTAGAAATTATATCAAAATTGTTTCTCTGGATCATGGTTTAGTTCCATTTGAATTATATCCATTTCAAGAAAAACTGATTGATAATTTTCATAAAAATAGATTTAATATTTGTA